ATGAACCTCAAGGCACCTGTAAAGAAGGGTGACAACCCACGCAGGGCCAGTTTCTTAGCGCGTATGGGTGGCATGCGCGGTCCAGAGCGTGATTCAAAGGGCAAGCCTACACGGCTATTACTTTCTCTGCGTGCTTGGGGTGCAAGCAGCAAGGCTGACGCAAAGAAAAAGGCGGCAGCTATATCCAAACGCAACAAAGCAAAGAAGGGGAAAAAGTAATGCCAAGGAAAATGAAAAAGGCAGCAAACAAAAACGGCAATGGCATGCTTACAGCCAAGCAAAAGACCTTACCACCAGCGCTGAAGAAGAAGATTATAGCATCTAAGAAAAGGAGATCATGATGCCTATGGGAAAGGGAACTTACGGCTCAACCAGAGGCCGTCCACCAAAGTCTGCTGCAATGAAGAAACAAGCAGCAACAGCTATGGCAATGAAGAAAGCCAAGAAAAAACCCAAGCGTATGAAATAAAAAAGGGGGGGATAACCCCCCTAGTTTTGCCACTACTTTTTTGGATGTAGGCAATCTAGGCAGATATCATCACCTGATGCCAAACATACCCAGTTATCCTCTGCGTAGTCACACTGCTTGCCGCAGTATGCGCAGTTAAACAACATGGATCTTCTTGTATATTTGTGAGTTTTTACTTTTGTGGCTCTGCGGTTCTTCTGGGCCAAATTCACGCTCCTTCAACTCATCGACCAAACGCCCTGCTTTCTTTAGCCAAAGTGTGAACTTTGGTGAAGGCACACGCTGCGATACATGAATCATTGTGGAGTGATCTCTGTTCAGAACATGCCCCATCTTGCAATACGACAGGGTTGTATGATCTTCACACAAGCGCACAAACAGTTGCCGCGCATCCACAAAGTACGCCATACGACGCTTGCCGCGTAACTCTGCCAAGCTAAACTTGGTGACTTGCTGCACGATCTCAACAATGTCCAGAGCGTCTAACTCGCGGCAATATTTCTTCCATTCACTTCGGGACATCCTGTTGGCTTTTTGTCTGCCCGATATCACCCTCTCTGATACTGGCACTATCTTTTGCACGTTCTTCCTCCGTTATCATTTCCATCGCTGCCTCAAAGCAACGTGATGCGAACCGCAGCATGTCTTTGCTGTCCATCTTTTTGATGTGGAGACTGCCGTTAATGCTAACGGCAACCCCATCGTTTCTAGGTATTATCAGGAATGGTTGCTGGTGCATCCGTAATCCTTTCTATTTCGGCTTGTGTAATGTACCAACGCCCACCCAAACGCTTGCCCTTGATAATGCCCTTGTGAAGCATCCTGTTAATCATGTTGAGTTGAGACTTAGTATCCCTACCAAACAACACTAGAGCGGCCTCTCTGGGGCTTAGAAGCGCCTTAGAAGGGGATATCTGGGTCATCGTCCGCTGCCTTTGGCTGTGGTGCCGAATATTTATGGCTAATAGCGTTGCCGATAGGCTTCATAGCTGGCTGTGAAATGCCGTCAGCGATACTGTCCTCACCTTCGTACTCAGTAACTCTTGAGATGCGAATAGAGATAGTGCCATCGTCGTTGGGGAACAGCGATACTTGGTGGCGTTGTCCATCTCGCAAGGTGATGTCCGCATAAGTCTTCTGTTCAGCGTCGTAAGGCTTCCAGTTGCCGTTGCTATACTGCGCCTTACCTTTTCCCTCAGTGTTAGGGAATAGCTTGATGTAGGTAACTGTGTCATAGCGTCTAGCCATTCTCTTTTAACTCCTTCTCTTTCAGAACTTTCATGCGTTCCTGCGATTTGCTTTTGATGTCTTGATAGATCTCAGGAAACTCTTTGTTGGCGATTTCCATGTATTTCTTAGTGAAGTCTGCTTGCACCCATTCCTTGGTTTGCTTCAGATCAAACTCAGGCAGAAAGTCATTAGCTTGCTGTTGCAACTCTAGCAGACTAGCCGGTGGCTGCTTGGGTGGCGGCATGGACGCTATAGCCTCCTCTTTTCTGCCCACACCATCCATCTCATTAGCTGACGCATACTCGCCGCCAGCCAAACCAAGCGATGCCAAGGCACGGCCAATGGCAGATGTCTCACAGTTCTCCAAGGCGCTAGTCTTATTGACGTTGCCCTGTCCTCTGATCTCCTCTGCCATGCCAGCGCCAATGACAACGCCATCCATGTTAGTGATCTTAGCTTTGACCACGACACGCTGACCGTCATCCACCAAGATATGTGTATCAACACCAAACTCAGTGCCGTGCATCTGACGCAAAGCCTCCATCCTATGCACGACTTGGGTGTACTTCTTGCCGCCGCGCTGAGTTACGCCATGGCTATGGTTTAACTCAGACACAAGGGCCATGGTTTTCTTCAAGTCAGTCACCGGCTTCTCCTTTGGAAACGCCTAGCTTATCAGAGATAAGATGCACAAACAGCGCCAAACTTTTCTCCATCTCAGCTAGTCTGTTGTTGCTGTCATAGACTGCTTTGTGTAGTTCATCTACGCGCATATACAACTCATTGATGCTGTCCTGCATGTCATGTGGTGTGACGTGCGGGGTATATGTGTCATCCGGTTCCATTAGAAATCCACCATCTTGTCGTTGAGGGTTACTGTTACATCGGCCTTGGTTGAAGTCTTGCCCAGCTTGTAGTTGCGATAGGCACGGCCAAGTAAAATGCTGTATTGATGCGCACCAAGCTGGTAGTCCCTGTCCATGCGCATGCGGTTTACGTTCTCCAACAGATACGGTATGGGTGAACGCACCTTTGCACCTATGCCCTTGCACATATCATCAAAGAACGGCACTACATAATCGCGCTGCCCCTTTTGCACGGCCACATAGAAGAATGCGCCAATGATTCCGCTGGGCCATTTGGTTGTTTTGTACACACGCTTGGAAACTTCAATGGATTCCTGCAAAAGATCGTGATCAAGTTCGTCTTCGTATTTACGCTTAATCCAATCGTTTGACACGCTTTGCGCTGGCGACCTTGCTAAACCACTTTCGTACGCAATTATCATCCTGATAGTTGTTGCAGCCATTGAGTAATTAGCTACGCCCATCATGGCTAGTGTGTCTTTGCCGTCGCGCTTTTTCCCAGTGTCGATGTGCCGGAATGTTTCGGGGTCAATGCCGAAAATCACATGCGTTGTGAATGTGTTGTTAGCCTTCCAACAAGCCTTGAGCCTGTGCTGCCCATCTTTCAAAAGACCATCTGTGCCAAACTTGATAGTTTCGCCTGTAAGTGACCAGTTGTCTGTAGTCATATCTCTGCTAAGAGCCATGACCTTGGTATCGTTGATGGGCCTGTTCTTATTGTTCAGCCTGTTCAAAACAAACTGCGCAATCTCAGGTGTAAAATGCAGTACAATGCTGCCTTTTGGTGGCGTTGCAATATACTTTTTAAGCATGCTTTCGGTTATTGTTTTAGACATTGTTTTCTCCCTTGTAGAACTCCTTGTGCCACATGACCAACTGGCCACGGCCTGACACGCCTTTGCGTTTGGTGCCATCAGCAATGATGATACCCTTCTCTTTTAGCTGCTTGTATCTGGCCGTAACGGTGCTATAACCATGTTGCGGCAGGGCTTTCAGCACTTCGTCTGAAATGCACCCTGCTGCACCAAAGAACCAGATTGCATCAGCCACAACACTTTCCATCTCCGTTGCGTTAATGCTTTCTGCTGCGTCATGACTGGTGGCCGGATCCTCTCGGCGCACCAGCTTGTATGCAGGGGTGTCAAACAAATCAGTCACCATTTTTCTCTCCATACTTGCTTTCTTGGATGCTGCGCAGCCTTGCCAACATCAAGACTTCTTTGCCAAAAATCTCCAAACCTTTGGCGCTGAAATCATAGAAACCGTCACCCATTTCAAAGGCGCTGGATTGCATGCCAGAAATCAACGTCTTCAACTCATCCTCAGATAAGGTGATGCTTACTTTCGCCTTGGGGCGT